CAGCGGCCGAGGAGGGCGGTACGGCGGGCCCCGCTGACGGTGTCGGACTGGATGAGCAGGTAGTCGATGTTGTCGGTCGATTCGAGGATGTAGACCTCTTTTTCCAGCCGTTTGCGGTATTCGTCCGCACGGTCAGGCGGTACCAACCGCCGAAAGCCCTCTTCGAGCAGCTGCCGGAACATAGCGTGACGGTCGCCGTAACGCTCCTGCTCCTCGGCTGTCATGTCGTAACGGGGCATGTAGTTGCGCTCGGTCTGGTAGCGGGCTTCGGCACCCTCGGCGATTTCCACTGTGTGGCGGCACGCCCGCTCGAAGAGCGCATCGATGTCCCACCGCTCGCCGTCGAAGAGCGTGCGGAACTGTTCGTAGAGTTCATCGACGTCTTTCATGTACTGGTCGTCGCTCTGGCCGTGGGCGGCGCCCGTGGCAATCTTGTTCAGGACGATTTTCGTGCGGGCGTCGTCCCGGTCGGGATAGTGGCAGTCAGGAATCAAGACCGGTTCGACGAGGAAGCGGTCGGCAGCCTTGTCGTAAAAGGTATTGAAGAAGTGCGATGTGGCTTTCAGTACCTCGGCATCCAACCGCTCGGCTTTGTATTCGGACAAATCGACCTGGTAGAAGACCCGGTCGAAGGTCTCCGTGAGGGCTTTTACGACGTGTCGGTTACGCTCCATCCAGAAGGACGAGAGTTTACCCAACACTAACACGTTCCCTTCGCCCCGGCGCAGCAGTTCGGGCAGCGGGACGGTGGCGTCCTCGGCATCCACCATGACGGCTTTCTGGATGCGCAGCAGGTTGCGCAGCCCCCGCTGGCTTTGGCAGTAGATTTTGACCTCGATCTTTTCGCCCTCGTGCGAGAGCGTGCAGGTGTAGCCGAAAACCGGCGTGATGCCGGCCTTGTCGCAGGCTTTCTGCAACGCCAGCGTGGCACCCATCGTGTTGCGGTCCGAAATACCGAGGGCGGTATGGCCCATCCACACGGCTTTGCGCACCCACAGCGCGACGTCGCCCGAGGCGTTGAGCAGCTCGTAAGGGGTATGTACGCCCAAGTGGACGAACGGTGTCCGCCGCCGGCAGGGAATCCGCTTGCCTACATATTTGAGGATGTTCAGGGCGAAACCCTCCCGAAGCGAGTAGTAGTACCAGTTGTCGCCGAACGGAAAGGCGACGTGTTCGATGCCCTCGGCGAGCAGCACCTCCGGGCGTTCCATCAGGTTGAATTCCACCTCCGCGCCTTTCAGACGGAATATGGATTCCACGCCGGAGAGGTCGGCGAGGAATACCTTGCCGAAGCCCTCGATTTCGACCACCTCCCGGTCGACGGGACGGTATGCGATGCGGTGCGTTTCCAACCATTCATGCAGTTCGTTCATGTTATTGCTGTTGTATTTTGGTAAGTTGATATTCGACGGGCGTTTTCAGACCGTAGGCGAAGACCCTGTAGATTTCCTCCGCCGTGAGGTCTTCCCAGTCTTTCTCCGGGTCGGGGATGTCCGCCACGAAGACCTCGAAGTAGGCGGAAAGCTCCGAGGTGGTGCGCTTGACGGCTTCGACAGCATCACCGTCGTAACCGACGACTACCGTGCGGACGCCTTTCGACTGGAGTTTGTAGATCTGGGTGCGGGAGATTTTCTTGCCGAAGGTGGCGACGGCGACAAAGCGGCGGTTGTCGTACAGGTCCAGCTTGCGGGTCAGGGCGATCACGTCGAAGATGCCCTCGACGAGGACGACCGTATCGGTCTCGCCCTCCGCCACGGCGTCGTAGTTGTAGAGCAGCTTCACAAAGTCGTTCTCCGTGGAGTTGCGCCACCGCAGGATTTTGTAGTCGCCGTTGCGCCTGGCCCGGCAGTTATGCCGGTCGATGCTCTCCTTGCTCCACGTGTGCCGGGCGACGTAACCCACCGTGTCGCCGGCGTCGATGACGGGAAAGATAACGTAGTCGTCCCAGCGGCGGTTGAGCCGGCAGGTGGTGCCCACCGGAAACCGGTCGTAGTCATCGTAGGTGAAGCCCCGCATTTGCAGGTAGGGATGCGTGAAGGTTCTTCGCCAGAACTCCGGCAGGGAGACGATGCCCAATTCGTCGTCCACCTCTTCCTCCGCATCTTCCAATGGGAACAAGACGTTGGCGAGCGGCGTGTCGAAAGCGACGGTCTCGGCCGGCAGCAGGTCCACCCGCCCGAGGCTTTCGAGCAGACGCTCTAATGTCGTCGTCGAACGGCCGCACGAGAAGCAGTGCGCCATGAAAGGCCTCTTGCGGGCGGTCTCCCGACCGATGTAGACGCCGAATTTCCCCTCCTTGCCGCAGAACGGACACCGGGCGATAAGGTTTTTCCCGCCGCCGTCCGTCCGGGCCCCGAGCTCCGCCCGCAACTCCGCCACCAGCAAATCGTATTCTCTCCCTGTGATGTGCATATAAAAAAATAGCCCGTCACGAGAAGTGACGGGTTAGGGAAAGACGAGTTTTTTACTCGGTTAATCGATTTTATTTCTCAATGCTTTTTCTTCCCGGATTCAAAAGCGGACGAATAAAGCCTCCAACGCTGCATCTTGCCCGGAAGATATTTGTTGCGACACGAATAGCAGATATGGAAGTCCCCGTCGCCGGCAGCATAAACCCACCCCGAATCGTATACCACCCGGCACACATCGCACGCAAATCGCGCCGTCGCCTTACGACCCTTGCAATTACGCAGAATCTCCTTGGCCTTCTTGACGAGATTCCTGTTTACTCCATATTCCTGCATACTTCAAACTTCGGTATTTTAACCGATTGTACTATTTCAACAAATTCCGTTCACGAGTATCTCCGCTTTCCAACACGTTCATCTGGTGGATAGCGATTTGGTTCAACTTTACAAGCCGCTCACTTTGTGCCATCCCCTGCTCGATGAAAACCGCATTGAGGTTTTCCATATTCGACAAGCAAATCAGCTCGTTAATAGACGCATAATCCCGGATATTCCCTTTTAGGTCGGGATTAGCCTCGCGCCATTGTTTTGCCGTCATACCGAACATCGCTACATTCAACACGTCTGCTTCATTGGCATAGATGATACTGGCTTGTGCCGCTGTCACCTCCGCCGGAATCAGGTTCTGCTGAATGGCATCCGTATGAATCCGGTAGTTGATTTTCGACAGCTCCCGCTTTGCCGACCAACCCAGCAACTGTTGTTCCTCGGTCTTCAATCTTTGGAACTCTTCGATAAGATACAGTTTGAAAGCCACGCTTATTGCCGAACCGAATTCAAAAGCGATATCCTTATGGGCGTATGTCCCGCCATACCGTCCTTTTCTAACAACTAACCCGATGGCACCGGTAGTTTCAATCCATTCACTTGCACTAAGGACAAAAGAAGGTAGTCCGGCACTCATTCTAAAGTGGTCGAATTCGACCACTTTGAAACGAGGATTATGAATCACCTCCCAGGTCCCGAGGAACTCGATGGTATAACGGTTCCTAATCCAATTCTTTATAACGTCTGCCGCACGGCTCTCACCACCCTTGGCTGAAGCCATGTCTGTTAGGGATATAAAATCTTGACCTTGAATATTCAAGACCGTAATATCCGTATTTTGGACTATTATTTTTGTCATAAAAATATATGTGAATGTCTCTTCAACACAAAATTAGCTTAAATATTTGAAATAGCGTCGTTATTGCTCGCCGCAATTGAAACTTACATCTCCTGCGTTAAACTCATCGACCGCTGTGCATCGTAGAACACCTCGTTGTCGTAGTCGGTCGCAATCTTAATGGTATCTCCCTTCCGGAAAAACCGGCTCTTGGCGACGTGCAGCCGCATGAGGCACTCTTTCCGCTCGGCGGACGACTGGTTCAGGGAAATCAGGTGTGTGCAGGGTCTCGCCAGTCCCTTTGCCTCGGAGCAGTTGTACTCCGTGAGTACGTTGCGCTCGTTGTTGAGCCAGTCCCGATCTTCGATGGTCGACTGGTAGGTCACCACTATCCAGACGTTCTCGTCCGCCGCAAGGTCTTTCAGGTCGTTGGCGACGGCGATGCGCTTCGAGCGTTCGTGTTCGGCGCCCCACTGGCGGCGAGTGGCGTCGGTCAAAAGGTCCATCGAGTCGATGATGACCACGTCGGGCGAGTAGCCGTTTATCTTGCGGTATTCGGCGATGCCGTTCTTGATGTCCATCGTCGAGATGCGGGCGGCGAAGCGGGGAAACGACCGCACGGTGATGCTGCCGGCATAGCCCATCACTAATTCCTCGAAGTGTTTGAACTCCCTATCGGAAATCCTCCCCTGCTCGAAATAGTAGGCGTTGCGGGAAATCATGCCGCCGGAATAGGCATCCAACGCCTCCTGCTCGGAACCCTCCAACTGGTAGTGCAGCACGTGCAGCCCGTCGTCGATGTCGGCACGGATGCCGATGTGTTTGGCGAGGTGCGACTTACCGACGCCTGTGGAAGCGAGGAAGCAGGTGAGCTGCCCTCTCAAGTTCCGACCGCCGTTCAGGGCGTCGAGGTACGGAATGTAGAAACGGCATACCTGCGGCAGGCGGTTTTCCCGACTTTCCGCCTCCCGCCGGCAGTTGCGCTCGAACCGCTCCCGAAAGGTCTTGGCGACGTCCACGAATGCCGTGGTGCGGAGCGTGAACGACGAGAGCCACCGGGCGTATTCGCCCAACAGTTCCTCGGCTTTGTCGGGGCGGTTCTGGTTGTAGAGCTTGCCGACCTCGGTGTAGACCTTCTGCAACCGCACGCCTTTGATGTAGCTTTCGAGCATGTCGGTGAGGGCTTCCGTGCTGGAGTTCTCCTCTTCGTATTCGTGGAAGGTCTCGATAAGCTCGATGACGTCGTAGTCGCCCTGAAAGGTCTGCGAGAGCGTGGCGTAGGTCGGCGGAACTTTGTAGGTGCGGTAGTGGTTGGCGATGACCTCCTGCACTTTCTGGAAGCTCCGGTCGGGCAGGTATTCTTTGCGCATGTTTTCCGCCACCACGCCGCACAGGGTGTCGTAGCGCAGAGAGGCGGCGTAGAGTTCGTAGAGGAACTCCGCCGACAGCGGATTTACAGCGGTTTCTCTCATGACCGGCTCCTCCTTTCTGCCTCTTCGCAGCGGAGACGGTACAGTTCCGGATAACGGGCGGCGGTACGTTTGCGGCAAGGCTCGATGCGTGCGCACTCCCCGCAGGCGGCGGAGAACGGCGACCACAGCAGGGTCGAAATGCCGCAGACGTAGTAGCCCACAGGGGTGTTCACCACCCGCCGCTTGGTCGCCTCTTCGTATGCCGGGTCGAGGAACCGCCACAGGGAATGTTCCCGCCGATCTTTGAGCAGCAGCGGCAGTGCGGCACGGCTCAACCCGGCTTCTCCGAGCCAGCGGTCTTCGTAGTAGCGGCGCACCGGTGTCGTGGCGGCGAAGCGTTCACGTGCTTTGGGACCGAAGGAGTGCGACGGCATCCAGCGGTGCGACAGGTAGTCCGCATCGAACCGGCTGATGGCGTGCACCTGGCAGATGCAGAAGTCCGCCAACCGTTCGTCGGAGTGCGCTCCGCCGCCGTTGGCACGCAGGAGGTACAGACAGTCCGACACCGCCCGAAGCCCAGACGCTCCGCCGGGAAAGCGGAATGACGGGTCGATGAGCCGGCGCACCAGCGTCTCGAACAATGCCGCCGCTCGGCGGGTCTTATCGTTTTTCTCCATCGGGCGTAATGAGTTTGCGCATTTGCTGTTTGGCAAGGAATATCCGGCTCTTCATCGTGTCCATGCTGCGGCTCTTCATGTTGCCGTTGCGGTACGAGATTTCGACGATTTCCTCCAGTTTGTACCCCGCCTGCTGGAGCAGCAGGGCCTCCCGATAGATGGGCTTGAGCTGGTCGAGGGCGGCGAGGATGTCGTCGTTGTAGAACTCCCGGTAGTTGTCCATGCCCATGGCGTTGCCGTGTGTCTCGTCTTCGTTGCTGAGCGACGGGGCGAGTTTGAAGACGTCCACGCTCTCCGCCACGGGCAGACGGCCGTGACGGCGGTTCTGCTCCATGACGAATCGCTTGGTGACGATGTGTATCCAGTTGAGTATGCACCGCCGGGGGTCGTAGGTGGCGATGTACTTGAAGAAGTTCACCAGCACCTCGTTGTAGTTGTCCGCAATGTCTTCCTGTAAGAAGGTGTAGCGGATGCAGAGCCGGTACACCAAGTTCCGGTTGGGCAGGATGTAACGGTTGAACAGCTCGGTGCGCCGTTCGATGTCTTTTATCTCTTCTTCTGAAAGAGGTCTTTCTGATGGCTCCATAGGCGGACGGATTGAGGGGTCAATCTGATTCCCAATCTGTCAGCTCTATGTGCGTCAATTCTGTAAATAGCGTTCATAATTTCTTAAATACGATGTTTGCGAATGTAATAATGCCACAAGTGGCAGGCGTCGGCGGCGTTGTCGTCGGGCGGCTCGTAGCGGTATTTCTCCCGGCAGGTTCGAATCATCTGCTCCTTGGTCGCCCGACCGTCCCCCGTGGCGAATTTCTTCAGCGTGGCGGGGTTCACGAACTCGGGCTCCGGCAGGTCTAATTCGTCGCACACCTCCAGGAGGATGCCCCGCAGCTCCGCAAGACGGCGCAGGTCGTAGAAGTGGCGGTTGACGGCAACGTCCTCGGCGACGATGCGGCGAATCCCATAGCGGCGGATGAAGGCGACCAGCATCACACGGAACGCACCGTGCATCTTGTTGCCGTTGCGGCGCTTGGACTCGGTGAAGTTCCACGTACCGTTCTCGTGGGGACTGTAGTAGCCGGTCTTGGCCGCCACGTCCAATGCCAGCACCTGTTCCCGGGTGATGTTATCCGATGCGTGATTCTCCATGTTCCTTGACGATGACGAGTTTGTGTTCGTAACCCTCGGCGACGTTGCCGTGCGAGACGACGAGCGAGGTGATGCCCAAGCGGTTCAGCGCAGCGAAAGTACTGGCAAGGCCGCTTTCGTCCATGGCGTCGAGAATTTCGTCCAGCACCAGCAGGTCGAAGCCTTTGTCCGCCTCGCAGCCGCCGTTCACCAATCGCTGCATGGCGAGGATGGTGGCCAGATGCACCCGGGCAGCCTCACCCTGCGAGAATTTACCGAACGAGCCGCAGTCTACACCGTCCCGCACGAGGCTGGCGGAGATTTTCTCCCGCAGCTTGCCCGTCTTGAGGAGCGTGAAACCCGAGAGGCGCAGGCGGATGTCGGAACCGATGTTTTCTAAAAATTCGTTGGTGATGCGGTTCAGGGCTTCGATTTTCGTCCCGGCAAGGAAGGATTTGAACTGGACGAAACGCTCCTGCTGCTCCTGCAAGCGGTGCAACTTCTGTTCGATTTCTTCCTTGCCTGCCGCCGCCTCACCGGATTTGCGCCGGGCCTCTTTCAGGGAAACCTCCAGCGAACGAATCAGCTCCGAGGAGGAGGTGTTTTTCAGCTCTTCAACGGTCTCTTCGAGCGTGGCGACGGCACTCTCGGACGAACGGATCTCCTCGCCGATGCGGTGTACCTCTCGCTCGTTGCGGCGGCAGGCGTCGTCCACGAGGGCGAAGGCTTCGTCGAAGAGTTTGCGGCGGATACCGTCCAATTCGCCTTGCAGCCCGTCCAGCTCGGTCTCGATTTGCCGCTGGCGCTGCTGTATCCGCCTCAGTCGGCTGTCGGCATCCCGCACGGCATGTTCCGCCTGCGACAGTTCGTCGGCTATCGGGCCGTCCGCGGCAGCCAATGCCCGCTTGTCCCGGCGAATGCGGTCCTGCTGCGATTCTATCTGCTCGGTCTCGCCGTTCAGGCTGCGGATGTCCGTATCGACGGCTTGCAGCCGTTCCTGCTCTTGCCGCAGGTTGTCCCGACCGGCGGCGATGTCGAACGCCTCGTCCGCTAATAGGAACTCATGCCGGCAGGAGGGACAGCGGATGACGCCCGAAAGTTGCCCCTTCAACGCTTCGATGCGCCGAAGCAGCTCGTGACGGGCGTGCCGTGCTTCAGACAGACGGGTGTTGGCCGTGGCCAGCAAACCGTCCAATTCCCGCAGGCGGCTGTCGTGTTGCCGGGCTTTCTGCCGGCTTTCCTCCCGCACGGCGTCGTAACGCTTTTGCAGTTCGTCCCGCCGACGGGCGAACTTGCCGAGCGACGCCTCCATTTGAGAAGATTCCGACCGGACGGTTTCCAACTCCCGTTTTACGCCGGAGAGTTTCTCCCGTTTGATCTTCAGCACCGTATCCCAGTCCGTCAAACCGCTCAAACCGAGCTGCGAGAAGAGTTTCCGCACTTCGGCAGAACACACCTCTACCGCATCGTCGCCCTCTTCCGTCTGTTGCAGGACGACATCCGCCTGTTCGAGCCGGATTGCATGTTCCTGTAAGGCGGCGAGCGCCGTGTTTTTCTCCCGGATCAAGGCGTGCTTCGCCGCTACGGATTCCCGGATGGAGGCGATGCGCTCCTCACGGCTGCGGGCTTTCTCCTCGGCAGCCTGCTCTTCCCGCCGGATCTGCTCGGCGAGCATCTCGACCCGCCCGTCCAACCCGGCAAGGGCCAACGCCGCCTGCTGCAATGCGTTCTCCACCGGCAGGATGTCGTCCGCCACCTTTTCGATGGCACGATCTACCAAGGAGGCGTTGGAGAAGCGGTTGATGATTTCTTTCTTTTGGGTGTCGGAAGCCGACAGGAAGTCCTGGTATTTGTGCTTGGAGAAGATGAAGGTGTTGAACAGCTCCTCCCGGGTGATGCCCAATTTGTCGAGGATGTAGCGGTTGTAGGCCTCCACCGAGGGCTGCACGGCTTCGTCGGTCGTCACCGCCCGGCCGTTCCGCTCGATGCGGCATTCTACCGTCGAGGCGCCTTTGCGGGGGATGCACCGCTCGATGATGAAGGTCTCGGCGGCGGCATCGTTCCGCAGCCGCAGGCGCACCAGGCACTCGCCGGCGGCGTCGTTGATGATTTCTTCGCTGCGCACCTTGCGCAGCGGACTTCCGGTAATGCCTACGGCGATGGCTTCGATAAGGGCGGATTTGCCGCTGCCGTTGGAGCGCTGCGAGTCGTTGTCCCGGTTGTCGCCGAAGACGAGGGTCGTGACGCCCTGCCGGAGGGTGTAGTCCAGCGTGCGGAAAGCGCACAGGTTTTCCGCTTCGATATGTTCTAATTTCCACATGGTGTTCCGTCGATTTGAGATAGGTACATAAGCCCGTATTCGGGATCCTCGATGCTGCGGAGCGTGCAGAATTCCCGGTAGCTCTCGCTGATTTTCCGCCCGTCGTAACGCTCCGACAGGTCGCCGCCGGGCAGCGGCTCGGTCTCCGTCTCCTCGGCGTGCAGCTCCACTTTGGAGGCTCCGGCGTCGAACAACGCCCGCTTGTCGATGCTCGGCAGCTGGGACGCCCGGCCGTGCACCCGCACTTTGACTTTGTAGCGGCCCTCGGCTCGGATTTCGGCCAACTCGTCCGTCAAACGGATGCCGGTTTTCTCCACAGGCACGTCCATGATCCGGTAGCGGGTGTTGGCACGGTTTTTCACGAACTCGTGGCTGCCGTCGCTGTAGAGCACGGTGTAGCCCTTCTCTTCGTCTTCGCCGAAGTTGTGCTGGCGGCTCGAACCGATGTATTCGATGCGGGTGGCGGGGATGATGCAGCGGTTGTGGTAGTGGCCGACGAATACCCGGTCGAAGGCCTCGAAGAGGTGTACGGGCAGTTCGTTGTCGGAGGGTTGCGACAAGGCGCCGTTGATGCCCTCGTGGATGTAGAGGTAGTTCAGCCGGTCGGGGTCGAGGCGCACCTTGCCCAGTTTCTCCGGGAAGCTGCCGTTCTCGGGGAAGTAGGCGACCATGTGCAGGATGAACCGCTGGCCGTCGGGACACGGCAGGGCGATGTAATCGTCCGCCACCAGAACGTTCGGATGCCGGTCGAAGATGTGGCAGTAGCCCCGTGTCGATTCGGGATTGACCTTGTCGTGGTTGCCGTTGATGATGGTGACGCGCATGCCCCGCTCTGCGGCGAGCAACAAGGCGTCATGCACGGCAAGCAGCACGTCGAGACTCTGGGCGGCACGGCTCAGGAAGAGGTCGCCGCCGAGGGCGATGTCCCGGACGTCCATACTCCGGCAGATGTCCAACGCCTCCCGCCAGTTGGCCGTGAATTCGGGGATGTTGTCTTTGGATACGTGTATGTCGTTGAGCAGCAACAGACACGGATATATCGTTTCCTTTTGCATAGGCGCGTGATGTAGGAAAGGGAAGCGCGGCACGAAGCCGCTTCTTCCCTTAGGTGAATAACTCCAAGTGTCTGTTTATCTGCGTCGGCGACGGGGTTCCTCCTCGGCGGGCGGTGCGTCCGGCTCTTCCTCTTTGGTGGGTACGGGACCCTGCATGGCCTCCTCGATCATCTCCAGGAGGTCTTTGTTGGAGGTCGAACGGGTCACCCGGATTTGCAACCCCTCCTGCTCGATGTAGGCACGGATGAGTCCCCGCAGCTCCTGTCCCTGCTCGGTGCGGTCGCCTAACCCCTCGGCTTGCAGGCTCTCGAAACGGTCGAACAGGTCGTCGAGGGTGGCGGCGCCCGCCGCCGGGTTCTCTTTGTTGTCTTTGGTGCGCTTGTCGAACGAGAAGGAACTGGTGTCCTCTTTCGGCAGGGCGGCCATGAGGGTCTCGACGGCCTCTTTCATCTCGTCGCTCTCCATAATGGACAGACCGTAGCGGACGTCGCATTGCCTGAGGTACTCGACGGTCGCCTCGGCCTGATAGCGGGAGTAGCGGTAGATGATATCGGGAATGCGGGGTGCGGACATGAGGGCGGCAAGCTCCTCTTTGGAGAGGATGTCGGCGTCGCTCTCGTTGTCGATGCTCACGAGGTATTCTGTCTTCCCGCCGTTCTTTTTCTTCTCGATTTCCACTGGATAGGCGTCTCTTATCGACGATATGGGACACGGATAGGACGGGTTCTTGGCGAGTTTTTTCTGCCAGAGCTTGAATTTACGTTCGTCGAGGTCTTTGAACTGGCTGTGGCTGAGCGTGAGCAGCTGCAACCCTTTGGCACGTTCGTCGAGGTCGAGGACGTAGAGCGCATGGCTGTAAGTGTATTTGAGACCGCCGCCGAAGCTGCCGCCGCCGATTTTCTCGGCCAGCTTGTCGTCGCCCTGCGCTTTGGCGTCCGCTACGGCGGCCTTGCGGTAGCTGTCGATCAGGTCTAACGGATAACCGGCATCCGTGGCTCTCGGTACGGTGACGTACAGGTAGGAAGCCTTGCCGCCCGTGGAGGGTTTCTCCAATTCGAGCAGAAGCTGGTGGACGGGAAATTCGTACCCCGGACGGGCAAGGACGCCGTCGGTGCTCGGGGCGATGGGCATGACACGCAGGCGGTAGACGCCTAATTTGTCCATCCGGAAGAATTCGGTGCGGGCGAAGGCTTTGTTTTCCTCCTGCGCCCGTTGCTGTGCCTGCGCATAGGTCTCCTGCGAGGCGAGGAAAAGGTCCTCGACGGAAACCGTGCTCTCTCTGTCAAGATTTTCTTCTTGCATAGTGTTGAAAGTGATAAATGGAAAATGCCGAAGAATCTAAAAGTCGATGAACCGGCGGGTTCGGATGCACCGCCGCTCTTCAGTTTAGAAACTGGATGGAAAGCCGGACGTTTCCCGCCCGTTTATCACTTCCCCTGCAAGCCGCTCAGAACGAGCGGATTCAATTGAGTGTAGACAAAAGTAGTTTCATTCGGTGAATGGGCAAAATATCCGCTTGAATGTTTTTGAAAAAAGCGGATAACAGATTGTACCCGAACGGGTTGTGTGACGATGCAAATAATCGTTTCAGGGTCTTTTTTCTGCCGTCTGCCACGGCAGCCGCAGCCGCTCCAACGGATAGAGGCTCGACGTGTCCACTTTCGAGGCGTCTTCGAGCATCTGCCGCCGGATAGCGGAGATAAGTTTGCGGTTCCGGCCGATGAATTTCTCTAATTTGCGCCGCCGCATCTCGTCGTAGAACGGTTTCTTCTCCGGTGTCATTACGGTTGCCCGACGACAATAGAGACCGTCCCGCTCGTAGAGCTCTAAATAACGCCGGAATTTGGGCTTTCGGAGCGACGGGTCTTTCGACGCTGCACAGACGATGCGGATGAGCGGCAAGGGCGGCGCCCGGTGCCTGCCCGGCGGCAGGGATTGCATGATGAGCTGGAACACTTCCGGCACCTCGTATTTGAGGAAGAAGCCCAGTTTGGTCTCCTCGAAGAGGTAGCGTTTATAGGTTCCCTTCGGTCTTCCGGACTTTCCGGGACGCTTTGCGGGGCTGCTCTCCGCCCTGCGGGTGAGCCTCGCGTTCCGGTGTTTCTTCGCTTGTGCCATGTTCTTCGGTGTTTACGGGTTCGACGGGTGCCGCCGCAACGGCTTGCGGGCGGCGGCGTTTTTCGCTGATGGCGGCACGACTGTTCAGGTCGCGCTGGATGTTGAGTTTTTTCATGCTATGTCATGTATGAGAAGTGGATGTTGATTTCCGTGTTGTACATGCCCCGCTCGTAGATGCGCATGTAACGGCTCTCGGCGTCGATGGTGAACGAGGAACCCCTGTTGTATTTGTGGTCGTCGTTCCAATGTGCCATGGTGGTGCGCAGTCCGTATTTGGGCGGAGAGATTTTGTTGGGAATGACGGCGACGATGCCGCCCTCGTTGCTGCCGTCGCGCCGGGCGGTGTTGATGCGCCCCTGGATGCAGACGATGCTGCCGATCTGCCGCACGAACAGCTTGCTGGTGTCGGTACCCGAACCGCTGTTGGACATCTGGAGCCACCCCGTGTCGGGCAGCTTGGGCTGGTAGTCGGCGGCGTAGGCGGCACCGAGGGTTTTGCAGACCTGCTTCCGGGATTCCTCGCCGGCCAAGATCAGATCCGCCAGGATGCGGTCTTTGCGGAGGTAGTGTTCTGCGAGGTCTTTGCTGCCGGCAGCGGCCAGTTTGTCTCGGAGCAGCTGCTGCGCCTCGAAGGTGTTTCTGCCCTGACCGACCAAGTAGTCGATGTAGTCCTGGAAGAGTTGCGCCAGACGACCGAAACGGCTGTCAGCCTCTTGTTTGGTGTGGACGCCGAGGTTGCCGGCGGCGGTTTGTCGTTCTGCATCGGTCAGACCGTTCAAAAGGCGCTCCGCCTTTTTGTCGAGCTCGGCGGCGACCTGTGCGGAGGTAACGTATCCGTCGCTCTGGGGCGTGTCGCCTGAGGCGAAGCTGCCGCTGGAGATGCCGTTGAGTTTGTCGTAGAGTTCCTGGGTGAAGTCTTTCGTGGAGAGCCCCTTGCCCTCGACGGCATCCACTTTCCGGTTTAAGCCTTCCGTTAAGGCTTGTTGGGTTGCGTAGGTCTTGGCGATGGAGATGCCGCCCACACGCAGTTCGCCCAACACATCGACGAAGTTTTTGGGCATGAGGAAGATGCCGCCGGCGGAGTTCGAGACGAAGAATTCGGTGTTCTCCTCCGAAGCATAGCCGACAACGGCGGCATCGGCCGACTGTTTGTCGCACCAGCGGATGACCCCGCCGAATGCGGTGTCCGTCGAGGCGTGTTCCGTGTCGGCAAGGGTGATGCCTCGTGCGGCGTCGACGGCTAAGGAGGCGTGTACCGACACCCGTTTGTCGGCACCGCTGACTTGCAGCAGCGGCAAGGCGCACCGCTTGCCGTCGTAGACCTCGAAGTTGCGGAAGTAGGACGTTCCGTTGTTGTAGCCGTCGTAATTGATGCGCACGGAGCCCTTATCGCTGCGCTCGGTGGTGTTTTTGAGATGGTTGCCCGTGAGGCACAGCGAACCGCTGCGCATGATGTCGCTATGAAGTTCCGACACCATGCAAAGCCGCTCCGAGAAGCGGGCGGAGATGAAACCTTTGCTTTCGATGGTCACTTCACCGTTGAAAAGATTAAACACAATGGCACCCATGGAGTCGGCATGAGTGCCGACATCAATGCGGGCGACGGCGGCTTCGGGAAAGTAACCCCGCAGGATATGTTTGCTGCCGGCAGGCGCCACTAACAGCGAGTTGCGGCTCTCGATGCCTTTCTCCACGGCGAGCGTTCCGGTCAGCACGAGGTCTTTGCGGACGGTCTGCTGCACGAAGGGACTGTCTACCATCAGGGCGTAGCGGCCGATGAATTTGTCCGCCAAACGGGGTGCGTAATCCTCGGTCAGGCGGATGAATTGCGGCACGGCACCCGTGACGGGGTCGGCAGTATCGGGAACGGCACCGCCTCCCGAAGCGAGGTAGCACGCCCGGCCCCGCTTGTTGACCTCGTTGGCGTAGGTGACCGATTCGTTGCGGTTGGTTTCGTAGATGTAGTACGGATACGAGGCTTCGGCGCACCCCTCGAAGCGGCGCACTTTGCCGTTGAGCCACACGTAGCCGGGCGTGATGACGGCACCCTGGCACCGGCAGCCGGAGATGATGAAGTTGGAACACTCCTCGAACAGGCTGCTCAGGGCAAGGACCATGTCCTGCAAGTTGATGATGTCGTCGGCGTAGGTGTAACGGCCGCCGGGTTCGGCTATGAATTCTTTCATGTTGTCGTTGGATTGGGTTTGAGTTCTTCACCGTCGATTTTCACAAGGTAGGTCTTGCCCGCCGTGCGGTAGGTGTTCACGGCGTAGGAGAGCATGTAGACGAACTCCTGCGTGGGGATAGTAATGGGCGGCACGCAGACCATGAAGCTGACTTTACCCGTCGCTTTCTCTTCCGCATGGAGGTAAAGCGGCCGGGGCTGTTCGTCCTCCCGGTCGGTTGCCACCTGCTCGCCGTCGTACCAAAGGGTGAACGGCCGGCCGGTCGTTGCGCTCTCGTGGTAGAGGTCTACGCCCAAAGACGTGCTGTCGGCAATGCGGATGGCGTCGGCTGGGTCTGCGAAGTAACGGCGGAAGCGGTAGTTGAGCCACCACTCGAACCACAAGACCTGCGAGGTCATGCGGGCTTCGATCTGCCGCTCCCGGGCCCACGTGCAGAAACGGTCGTTCAGGCTCTGCAACGGCCATACGAGGCTTTGCAGTAGAAGCAGGTAACGCCGCCCCGACAGGTAGTGCGGGGTCAGCCGGTTGACGAGTTTGTCGGTCGGCAGGCGGTATCGGTTATTGTCCATTGACGCTGAGTTTTAAGGCTTGTCGGAAGTTCGGTATCGGCTCTTCGGCTCCCTTGCCGGAGGACTGGCGCAGGTAACCCGAAGCGGTGTGCCGCATCCGGGCGATGCGCTCCATGGGCATCAGGGTGCCGTCGCTGTTGTGACAGGCAAGGAAGACGCCCTGCCGGGGCGTGGCATCCTCGTCGATCCACACGTCGGTGACGTGCCCGGCGGAACGGATGGCTTCCATGACTTTGGAGACGTAGACGACGGCGTTGAACTCGATGTTCATCATGTATTCTTTCAGCTTCTCCTCGATGTTGTCGAGCACTTCCGACTCGGAGACGGCGCCGTCCCAGAAAACGGAGAGCCGGGGAACTAACAGGTCGCCCGGCAGGGAGGTGACCTCCACACGGGTGCCGGCGAATTTGATTTTGCCCAGATAGGCTCTAATCTGCACCAGTTCGTCGGCGTCGATGGCGGAAAGGTCGCCTTTGTTGCCGGTGGCGACTTTCAGCACCAATTTGCTGTCGAGGTTCACGTCGTCGCTGCTCTCGTCGTAGGAGACCTGCGTGATGATGCGCTTGCTCTCGTCCACCGAGGCGTAGCCGAAAGCCAGACCGTCCTCGCGCACCGTCAGCTCGTCGCCTTTCTGGTACTGGAGCAAGGCACGGGCGTAGTAGTCCGGCGTGCCGTTGATGCGGCGGTTGATGGTCTCGGAGATGTCGTAGGCGAAGACGTCGAGCAGGGTCTCGAAGCTGTGGATGACGGCAGCGGCCGTCCACGTGATGCCGTTCAGGATGGAGAGTTTGGAGTCGCTGGAGAATTCGTTCAGCTCCAGACGCTTGTTGCGCTCCCGGACGGCTTCGTTGTATATTTCTTTTAGCGTTCGGCTCATGAGATCAGGATTTAGCGGGGGTATAACGGTAACAGTGGTCGGGCGTGCGGACGACCCAGGCACCGCCCTCGTTCCAGCTCGGCTCATGCGTCAGCAGCCAGACGGCCTCTAAACCGGTGGCGGGAACGCATGCGCCGGCGGCATTCCGCACGGGCTCGGCATAGCTGCCGGAGGGAACGACAGGTAGCGTGAGGTCACAGTTGCGGCGACCGTAATGGTGGCTGACCAACCGGAGCAGGTATTCATCGACGGCGGCACGGCTTACGTCGGCGTCCGACAGGTCGAGGGTCATCAACTCC